ATATCTGCCGCATCATTGGGAACAATCAATCCATCTGGAGAGGCTCCTAGAAATGTATGAAGCGGATGTTGGACGCACGATACATCCGTAATTGTGCAGTTGGTTCGTTCTTCGTAGATACGCTTTGCGATCGGTTCAAATCGTGTTCCCCATAATAACGCAGGAATACCCGGTCCATCTCCTGGAGGACGTGGTTCTAACTTACGCATCATCACTTCACGACGAGCAGACTCTGATCCAAAGACGCCATAGACTTCAGAGGCAGTAATCATTTCGCCTCGCTTGGCGTGCCATCCATCCGTGCGCTGATCGTTGGAACCGTACATTCGCAACACTCGTTCATAACATCGGTCTCTTTGCCACAATCGTCCGACTTCGCCGAGCATGATTCGGTCGACGATGGTGAGTATGTGTCGTTTGAGTACAGTGTAGGAGAGTCTCGGTTCAAGGGTCTTGCAAAAGAGGATAAAATGTTTGAGTCTGTGATTAAGATGTGTATAGGGTCGGTTGTCGAGCAGCCATTCTGTGAGGCGCTCTTCCATTGATCACTCTTCTGCGTCGTGTCCGAAAGTCCGTTTTCAATAGACCATTCTCCTTTACCGTATTGCGGAACCTCCATCCCTTCTAATAACTTCGTTTCATTGACGAGTTTGAGTTTCATAGCCTCGATAGTTTCGCCAAGTTCTTGAGTGAAGGGTTGGATGTCTGCAATTTCAACGCCCAAATGAGAACTAAATACGGCACTCATGGAGCTTTGTTATATTCTTGTCTAACCCATTTTCAATGAACCAACGCACTTCTACCATGGAGATCCAAAGCAAAGAACAACTTGTATTACATCGACTGTCGGTGTTTTACAGCAACCCTACTATTCTTGAACGCGTTCGTGCAATTATCGGAGGTGAATCGCAAGTAAGTTTACGATTGATCGACTGGTTTGTGACCAATTATGCGAAGAAGCATAATGTTTCCTATACAACCACAACCGGGCGTCATGTGATCGTCTATTTAGCCTACAAGTCACATCTGAAGGCATACAGCAAAAAGATGTTTGATCCGTTCTGTCGTTGGAAGCGTATTCAGTTCATGGATATGAAAACAACGGTCGGTCAACTCAGCTTTTTCGAATGGGCCATTCAAGACGATGTGCTCGCATACATTGACGCACATTTTGCTGAGATTCAAAAAGATATGGACGAATGTTCAACTGTTCTTACTAAGTCAGAGGGTAAGACCAAACGACACGAACTCTCACGTTCCGCGACTAAAACGATCTGTCGACATGATGTTCGCGTTTCAGTATCATTCGCATAAACTTGAGAAGGAGTAATGCTTTCAAGAACCCAACTTGGATTTGTCTATACAGATATCGGAAGTGGAATTACAGAGAACGACTTGGATGTGATTGCAGACAGTTGGGATATGGATGGACGCGAAGTGTATCGAGGAACACGTGATCCGCGATATATGCACGCAAATGTACATTGGTTATACGACGATAGCTTGGAGCGAGTTGGATGTGTAGAACATTCACTCAAAGACCATGCAGACTTTAACATCCTTTGGTTCAAGGACAATGACTTCGGAACCTTGCTTCAAGAAGATGGATGGGAATCGATCGATGATATTTGGTCGTTGTTTCCACGAGCTGTCTTTGATCGATTTATTAATGAAGAATGGACTACACCTGAACGCATCTTAGAACAATGTTTGCAAGGAGAGGTTCGTGTGGTTACGTTGGACATGTTGTTGGATATGCCTACAGTCTATACGTGCCAAACCTGTGGGACCAAATCACTCGAACGCAAAGAAGGTTGTATCATGACTGCAGACCGTCTAGACTTTCCAGAATTGAAAAAGGTACTTTTTGTAGACGAGGATTTAATTGTCTACACTCCACCTAGATCTTCAAGTGTATGGCTTATACTACAGCCCCAGCTACACGACGACGGTTCTTTGCCGGAGCAGGTGCAGGAGCCGCAACGGCTGGTGGAGGAGCCGGTGGAGCAGACGGTGTCTCTACATACGGGATCTCTTGTTCCTCTTCCTGCTCTTCCTCCTGGTATTCCCTCATAGGTTCTGACTTAACCTCTTGCTCAATCTCATCTGCGAAGACTTGAGCGGCAGTTGTGCGTTGAGGAGGCGCAACACGAGCGTAGCTTACACGCCATGTAACACCCCAGCCTTGTCCTGAGACATAGACTCCAGGACTTACAACAATACTTGCTTCCACTCGCTTGGGAAACACGTTAGTAATGTTGTCGACATCGACTGCGACAGCTTTGCCTTGGCTGTCCGTAACATCCATTGCAACTCGTCCATCATAGACTGGAACTTTCATCTTGAGACTTGGAGGATACTTGCCAGTGGGAACCCACTCGCCATTCACCTTCTCTACGCTTGGACTGATGAACTGTTTCATCGTATCCTCGAGCACTGAACGAGATCGGCTCTTACCGAACCACTTGACGCTGTTTGCTTCGGCTGTGTCGAGTAGTTTGCTCTGAAGGTCTTGTAGGAAGTTGTAGAGTGTTCCGACGGTTCCGGTTTCTGCGGTAGCACGTTCCTTTGCGAATGGATCGCATCCTTTGAGTGTAAGACTGAGTGTGTAGTTAGTACCGTTCTCAGAGACACGAACGTTAACGCCCATAGGATAGGTTGCTTTCTCAAGGCGGATCTGGAGAGATTGACCATTGTACTTGATTGGAACTGACTTGCCTCCGGCTTTGTTTGCACGGATGTCTCCAAATGAAATCTTGCTAACGTCGAGGTTGGAAGAAGAGATGATTGCATTAGTGGCCATTGTATTCTGTTGTTTGTACTAGTCCAATCTTGGAAAACCGAGAATCCGTTTTGACCGCAAATTTCCAGTTTTCAAGAGATATCGACAAAGAAGACAATGCAAACATGTATGGCCGTCAAAAATCTTAGTTTCGATCGATGTACCTCGAACGCATTGCAGGGTCTTCCTTTTTGTAGTCGTCATGCTCGAGTACGAACTCCACTCTTATGGATTAGAACACTCCAAGTCCACGAACCCAAAGTCATTCGAGCTCAAGCCTGTATCCGTGGATGGATCATGCGGTTACGACTACGATTAGCCGGATCTGGAGTGTTATCTCGAAAACACTTGATGAACGACGAGGAATTGATTACAATGACTGCAAAAGATCGTCAACATCCATTGGACTTCTTTTCATTCGAAGAACAAGGAAAAGTATGGTGGTTTTCATTTGATTCACTTTGGAAATGGTGTTCACAATCTCCTGGACCGATCAATCCTTACACGAACGTTGCAATCGAGTCTGATGTAATGAGACGAATGTACGAACTCTATTACTTTAAACAACGACATCATGAGGTACCTCTGTCAGTACCTACGATTGATAAACAACTCAATCAGTTGTGTCATCTCTTTCACATGAATGGGTTTCTAGACGTAGATCCATCCGAATTGATGCAGTATCAACGTTCTGAATTTATTTCAGTCTTCATGGTATTAACTCGCGATCTACAATTCACACTTCCTATAGACGATCCACTACGCCCTCTCGCTTTGGATCTCTGTCGAGATATGCATAATGATAGGGTTCTAAGTTTACCAGGATCGAGATATGTTCTGTTTTCCTGGTCTACACTGCAATCGTTGATCGGACTGTACAAGAATCCATACACAATCGTTTTCTTAATTTTATCCGCGTTGTACCGATGCTAAAAAATGATTTACATGACCGCGGAGGGTAATAATCATAACAAACGCGTTAAAAATGTCCTCTTCTGCTTCTATTACTAAGACAAACAAGATGGCTGGAGACAAGAAGACCCAAAAGAAGACCGACGCACCCATTGCATCCGCGGCCCCAGTCGCTACAGCCGCACCTGCTGCTAAGGCCCCTAAGGCGGCCAAGAAGGAGAAGGTTTCTGTCTCAAAGACAGAGATCGTCGTTCCTACTCTATCCAATGCTGCAGCCCCAGCAGTCGCATCTGCAACAGCTCCTGCCCAGAGCTCTGATGCTCTCCTCTCAACACTCGCCGATCAGCTCAAGGCACTTTCCACTGAGTTCACCAGCCGTGTTCGTGATGCTGTCAAGGCCACTCAAGAGGCAGCCAAGCAGGCCAAGAAAGAGGCTCGCGACTCCAAGAAGAAGCGCAAGGTCGACCCTGCAACCCTTACACCTGAGCAAAGGACTGCCTGGGAGGCTAGACGTGCTAACAATGCCTTCCTCAAACAGAAGCCACTCACCGATGAGTTGTGCTCCTTCATGGGTATCAAGGCAGGTGAGAAGCGATCTCAGACGGAGGTGACCAAGTTCATCTCTGACTACGTCAAGAGCCACAGCTGCTTTGATCCTTCCTTCAAGCGACGCATTCTGCCCAACGCAGCACTTGCTAAGCTGCTCCGAGTGGACGACAAGACTGAGGTCACTTACCTCAATCTCCAGCGCTTCCTCAAGGTTCACTTCAAGAAGGTCTAAACCACTGTTGTGATCCATTCATGAGGCATCTCCAAATATAAAATCGTACTGAAAAATGGAGACAACCGGCCATCGAGAACCAGCGCACGCTGTTTGTCGTTATCACGGAGTGTCGTTGCAATTCGTTTGAGAACTGCTTCCTTTTCCACAATGGGCTTGACTCGGATCTTACAGGTGTTCTTGTGCCAGCCACACAAGGAGGATTTGGAACACTTGTTCTTGTCTGTGAACTGACCGCAAGGTGTTCGCACTTTATTCAAAAACTCAATCGGAGCCTTGGTTGTGTCTTCGTACGCTTCGGCTTTGAACCATTTGGTCAGTTCCTTGTAGAGGGATGGACGTTTTTGCACGATGGCATCTTTGAGCGTTCCATACTCTTCCAACTCAATGTCTTTGGACAACGAATACAGTAAGAACTCATACACTTCGGTTGAATAGGAAATCTCTTGAGCTAATCGTAGATCGGCTGCATTCGGCATTCCTTCCACCAACTCACTTTCTGGGATACGTCGCATCGTTTCAAGGACTTCTTTGGGTTCCTCTGTATCTTCAGTTTCTTCCGGTTGAATAGGAACGCGTAATCCAGACGTAAGTTCAAGTTCTACGATTCGTCCAGTCACATCGTGTAGTTCGGATTGGACCTTGAATTTGGCGTGTTTTGTAGTGGACAGAAACGCACGAGCCGTAGATCCTACCGGTAGATCTTCAGCTGAAAGACTGTGAAATCCTTCACGTACTGGAATACCTTGCTCAGGAGGAAGTGTTGAAGGTTGAATAGGAAGGATAATTTCCTTCGGAACCAAGACGGCTTGAATTCGCTTGAAAGGGTCTAGAATGACTTCATAGGATGTTTTGCCTTTGGACAATAACTCTTGTACTGCATCATTCAAGGTTGGATTTTCAATAGCACATGCACGAACATGCAACCCTCGTACGATCGGTAAGACTGATTTGAAGATGGGTTTTCGCAAGTCTGTTGTAAATTCAGTCTTGAATCCCTTCTTATCTCGAACACGTGATACTTGAGCCAAGATTCCATTGCCTATCAGTAGAAGTGTGCGACTGGATGCACCGGATGTCTCTGACCAAAATCCACATTCCACTCGTGAGGTTTCCATATTGATGCGAATGACTTCACATTTCAAAAAGGTGGTCACATACTCGAGTTCTTCAAGAAACCCTAGTTCTCCGTGCTGATAGGCATAATCGATCGAGGATACGATCTGATCCAAATACGTATCGCCACGACCACGTTGCTTCCAAGTTCGGAAAAAGGAACATCGCATGAGGTTCTCTCGAGCTTCCGATGGACGAAGGATTGGAGTCACATCATTCAACAGTTGTGGAAGTGTCTTCGAGGGTCGACCGAGTCCAACGCGGAACAGATCCGATTCACCAGAGGTCAAACGCCCTTTCTTCACACTGGTCGCATACTCGGTTTCCAATGAGAGTTGTTGGGCCATCGTTGCAGGAAGGTAGGCAAATCGCATTCCAGGTAAATTGGTAGTCGTTGCATCCAATACATAGGTCGGTTCATCCTTCGCTCCAAGGACATTCGTTGCTC